TCGCTGTTATCCATATCGGGTCTTTAGGTGTCAGGGCTGCTGCTTCAATCGATGCGCTGGTCGCGTAGTTGTAAATGCGTGACGGGTCTTTAGCAAAGCGAACCATGCCACGGATATAAGGCTTGCCGTCGATGATGGTCGTGCGCCCGTAAACCGGCACCAGGGGGATATATTTCCCCGCCCACGGTTTCGGCCCTTCAAGTATCTCGCCGCCGCTCATTTTGTAGCTGACAACCTTATGGCTATCGGCTGTGCGAGTTTTGACAACAGTAACGCCGGTCGCTGACAGTTCGTCTAATACCTCTTGCTCTTCTTCCAGGTTAATCACCCGGCCATCAGACATTAGGCCGAGTTTCAGCGTTACCGGCTCTTTAACCCAATACTCCGCCACGCGGATCATGCCTTCGTTGTACCAGCCCTCGCAGTTGCTCTTATTGTGCTGAACCTGCGCCCATTCGGTGATGGTCGCCTCTGGCCAGCGCCGCTTAAATTCCTCAACTGACACCGTTGACACCACGAACGCATAGTTAGCATCGCGCTTGTCATACTTGGTCGATGCCGGGTCGAAATAGAGAGAGCTGTCTGCACTCATAATCGGCGCAATGCGTATGTCCTGCTCGAACGAATCATCGTCGTTGTATTCAGTCAGGACGCGCCAGCCGCCGTAGCCACCAGCAACCCCTTCATCAAACGCATTGTCATAAGCCGCACCAGCGTCGGATTGCCCTTCGATGTTACGGATAAGCCCGTTGAATATGTCAGCAGTTTTTTCGTCGGCACCGCCGGAAACAGGGCGCACCTTGATGTCGATACGCGTCTGCCGCTGGTCGCCGGTAACCTGGTCGATAGCCCCAGCCACCTTGTTGATCGTGTACCGTGGGCGATCCTGGCGCTTGCTGATCGCGTCATCGTCCCATTGCCCATCTTCAGCGTGAACGAAGCGGCGATCTTCAATCGACTTCTGCCGCTGCTCTTTGTCGTGCTGTTCGGTTATCTCGAATCGTTCGAGCGCTGATTTTAGTATGTCGTCGGCCATCTTGCTTTGCCCTAGTTGATTCTAGTTGGTCACGCCCTGCTTACCCGTGAGCTTATCCGTGAAGTTACCCGTGAAGTTACCCGTGAGCTTATCCGTGAAAGCCGTGAGCTTATCCGTGAAAGCCGTGAGCTTATCCGTGAAAGCCGTGAAGTTACCCGTGATCATTACCATTCACTCGTGAAGTTAATAGGCTCGAATTGCTCGTTCGATTGCGGGATCATCATCGACATCATCAGGCTGTCCGCCATGTTGGGTGAGCCGATTTCCATCTTTACCATGTCCGCCTTGCTCATTATCTGGATAAGCCCGTTCGGGTTCGGCTTCTTCGGCACCCGGCACACCTCGGCTCTTAGCTGGTCGAGACAGTCAATGTCGGATGACAGGCTGATTAGTTCGTCAGGATCGATATACACGCCTTTAGTGACCGCCTGAAACGTCTTATAAAACCGATCTCGCAGCCGCCAGTAGTATTGGGCGCGCTTATTCCTGAATACTTGCCGGTTAGTCTTGCCGGTGTTAGCTGACTCACCAGAAGCCGCCTCATAGATCGAATCTTTGTCGTCTGGAGCTTCGGAACCCTTGAACATGACCGTTTCAATCTTCTTGCCATCGAACGCAGCCAATGTTTGACGTTTCAGCGATATACCCAAACCGTCGCAATCCCAAGCGTACCAGTCAGCGCCAGCACTAATCGCCCGGTCGATTGCCCAGTCGCAACCTTCATTCACGTCGCCGGTTTCATTCTCGGCCACGTCCAAGATCACGGAACCATGCCTTAGCGCGTAGCCCTTGGCATCGCCGCCTTCATCGCTTGGATCATGTGCGGCCACCTTTGAACCGGTGGGCTTGAACCCTAACTTAACGTGAGCATCGATCGCCGCATTAAACCAGTCAACCGGGATAATCGAGCCTTTTACCTCGTCGTTATAGCCGCCTAACCATATATGGTTGTATTCCGCCGTCGATAGGTGTTGCTCATCATACCGGCGGTCAGCGTCCAGCACTTCGGGGAAGAACGGGTTATCGATATAGTTCGCCTTAATGACCAGGTGCAGGTCATCTTCGTAATACCCGTCATTCAATAGCTGCTTTTCAAACGGCTTAATGAACCGCTGACTAAACGGGTCGGCGGAGCTTTGCGGGTTACCGGTCAACCATAGTTCGGAATCTTCCTCACGAAGCGTCGGCGTGATAGCCCTTAGAGACTTGTGGCTGATCGTCTGGGCCTCTTCTACCCAGAACCGATGGAACCCTTGCATTGATTTAATGCCTTCGGGATTGCGAGCCATGCCGCGAAACTTGAACGCATCATCGCCGTTAAGCAGTATGCGTGATTGCTGCACCTCGAACCCTTGCAGGTCTAGCCGGTCGATCTCATTGGATAGCAGCGCATAGACAGAATCATCGATTGAGTTCTGGTATTCACGAAAACAGGCGGTCTTAATGCCTTGCGTCTGTGCGTCCATCAGGCAAATATCACCGACTGTCATCGACTTAGCCGAACCACGACCGCCGATAACCACCTTGTACCGCTTTGGTATTTTGATTAGCGGCAACAGCTTTTTGGGGCATTGCATTGTCGGCATTATTCTTCAACCTTTACCGTCCAGGTGTGGTCGTGTTCCATTGGCCCGCCATCTGCCCCGGTTAGCTCGTTCTTATCGCGCTGCCCCATGTATTGTTTACCGAGCCAAATCAACATGGTAGCGTTGCCCTCTTCGGCTAGTGCTACCTGTTTACGCCTTAACGACAGCTTGCCGTAGCTCTTGCCGCGCTCGATGGCAGCGTCAAATTCTGGATTGTCCCGGCGTTCGCGCTCTATAGTCTTGCGACAGAAACCAAAATAAGCTGCCAGCTCTGCATCGGTACAGTTCAACCGGCACAGCTTTTCGACCTGCTCCATGTCAGGGATAAACTCTTTCGGCCTCGTTACTTTTTTAGTATCGGACATTTCTCTAACCTGATTGGAGCGCGCTGGTCGGTACTGCCCCGCCGCTTTCTGACTGGTCGCCAGAAATAGCCTTTGTAACGCGCTTGGGATATGGTTTTGATAAGTGCTTTATCTTGTCTTTCATGTCATTGTCTAGCGGCATCAGATAACGATGCTTGCCATCAGTCTTAACAACTAAGCAATCAGACGGTTTCGGCACTTTCCGCATTTCGCCAAACTCTTTTTTATAACCGGTCACGCTAACTTGCCGGTCGTGGAGCCTCTTGCCATTTAAATAATGCTCTCTGCCTTTTGCCGTATCGCCTGAAAATATCCAATTTGACGCTTGGTATATCCCTCCGTGATGGCCGTATTGAGGGTCTGCGAAACTCACTATTAACCTTAGTTTTGGGCTGTTCTTTTTCAGAAACTTAATCGCCACCATTATTATCCTACTTACTTGCGATTCATGGTTGTTTAACGCAATTCTTGTTAGTTCGCACCCTTCATCTTGTTTCAACCCGTAAGGGTTGAGCAAGTTGCGCGCAGCCCCTCTGCTAAAAATAACAACGCCTATAAACTTCCCTTTCTCCCACACTCCAACTTTCACCAGCGGCGGGACCGGAACACTTTTTGAATAGTGCCACTTTTTGCAAGCGTGTGTTGCTGCCGCGTGCGTTGCCCAATCTATTACTAAATCAGCTTTGTTCACGAGAATCAAACTCTTTCCCGCAGCTTGGGCAGGTTACATAAACTGGGGAAAGCTGGTCGAGCTTCCCTTGATCTAGCTCATCACCAGCATCAAAATCTGGATCATCCATCAATGTCATCAGTTCATCATCATCAAACCCGATAACCGATAAATCGAATTCCATGTCTTTCAGGTCGGCTAGCTCAATACTCAAAAGTTCATCATCCCACCCCGCGTTCAGGGCCAACTTATTGTCGGCCAGAATGTAGGCTTTCTTTTGCGCTTCGCTTAGCTGGTCGATAAGTATAGTCGGCACCTTGTCAATGCCTAATTTCTGCGCTGCCAAGATGCGCCCATGACCGGCGATGATTCCATTGTCGGGATCGACCAGGACGGGGTTAGTGAATCCGAATTCTTTAATGCTTGCCGCGATCTGCGCTATCTGAACATCGTCATGCGTTCGGCTGTTGTTCGCATACGGGATCAGGTCGGCAACGGGGATTGATTTATATT